CTTGCTGGCTACGTCAGCATAGACTTCTAGGAAAAAGTGACCTAGCTCGTGAATGAATGTTGATGCATCGGCATTTTTAAGCAGGGTAATGTTAGCGCCTTGCGTAATGTCATTGCTGAATGAGATTTGACCTCTGGCTTTTTGTTCTGCTTTCTGGAATAGCAGATTTTCAAACTGACCTATTGCATCCTGTCTTGCGCTCGGTGTGCTTTCATCATAATAACGAATGTCTTTAACGCCGTTCTTTTGTAATACTTCCAGCACTCTAGGGTCTACATTGTTAGGAACTACTGCACCGGAAAACTCGGTGATTGCAACATCGCGCAGAATCTTAACTTCAAAATACTCAGTAGGCATATTTCTTAAATGGGTAAGAAACTCTGCCACTTCACTCTGCATTTCTTCAGATACATTTTCAAAGCCGTTTTCTTTTAATGCGCGAGGTATCCCCATCTTAGCCGCATCACTGAGCATTGATGTGGTGTTTTCTAATACGCTGCCACTAAACACATGATACTGCTCTAAGCCATCTGCAACGGATTGAAGCGCATCATCCATTTCATTTTTTACATCTTCAAAATTTCCGTTATCCATTAAACGGTTTTTGTTTTTGCGAATCTCGGCAATAGATTTGAACTCAGGTGTATATTTAGCACGTACTGAACCTAAACCATAATTCCAGTTTTCACCGCCACGCAGTTCTTTTTTTAGCGCCTTAACTACGTTCTCAAGTGTGTGGTCAATGTACTTTTTAAAGCCAGTTGGACTTCTGCCGTTATATAGCTTTTCTTTAGCGCTTAAGCCTTTGATGATGCCATCAATGTACGCTTGATACTTATCGCTTAACTTTTTATTAAACTGCTTATTAATAGCATCTTGTGTAGCGTAGCGGTCTACTGCCTCACCGGCTGATTGCACAGCATCACGTAGTTTGTATGCACCATCTTTAGCAATGTTGTATTGCTGTTCTTCAGTCCATGTTTTCTCGTCTAAACCAACTTCTTTATATTGCTCAAGAAGCATATCAACATAAGTTTTTATAAATGATTTATCTTGTAATAACTGCCATACGTCAATATTTTGAGATACATACGGACTAAGCTTATCAAGCAAATTGTTTTGCTCAGGGGTAAGCGTTTTATAAACAATTTCCGGCTCAATGCCATTATCTTTTAAGAATTGGTATTTAGTCGCAGTATTATAACGAAGCGCATCATGAGGATTATCTTCCATCTTATCTTCATCAATACTACGTTCACCAGTAGCTTTAACCGCATCTGCAAACTTAGCCTGCAAATCAGCCAATACTTTACGGTCATATTGATAAGTAATGCTAGGATAGCGAGGTGAATATATATCAGCACCAAATACTTTAGCTTTAGCATAACCTTTAGGGTCTACCATCTCAGGCGCAGCAAGTAATGTAATCTCACCAAAGCCATTTAATATATGCTGTTTTTTGGTAACTGCCAGTGAAGGTACAGCTAAACCGCCCATGCGGTCAGCAAACAATAGGTTATCTGCGCTCAGGTTATGTTGCGCTATAAGCTCTTTAAACTCTTCCTGATTCAGTATATTCGCATCGTTAGGGTCAAATGTGCCTCGGTTTTGTGTGGCTGACTTAATTTGAGTTGGCTCAAATGCAACATAGATAGTGTTATCCCGTCCATAGCCTTGACCATAAGGGCCTTCATCAGTGACGTTTTTAATAATTACACCATCATATTCGCCACTTTCTCTAGCCTCTCTAACTACATCATCTGTTGACATTCCAGTATCAGGATTAAGACTTTCTTCAATCTCTATATATTCATCAGATGAATCTCTGAAAAACTCAGCATCATCTTTGCTAGTAAAATATTCAACAATTTCACCTTCTTCATTTTTTGCAACGTATTCATTTTCTGCATAGATGCTATCCCAATTTTTGCCTTCAGCATCTATAACTAATGGATTTTTTAGGCTTAGATAAACCGCATAATTGCTGTTTTCCTGCTCTGCTTCATAATCACCAGTTTCTTCATCTTTAGCAAGTACTGCATCTTTATTTGAATTTGAATAAGTAGACGCACCTAATGTGCTTGATGTAAAAAATGCACCAGTGCCATCGGTTTTACCTCTACCATCTGTATCAAACTCTACAAAGCCTGCTTTTCTAGTACCATGATAGACCACTAGAGGCTTACCTTCAGCATCAACTACTTTTGAATCACCAAACCAGTTAGAAAATTCAGGCGTGTCAATCTGTGAGTTAGCCTGCTCAAACCCTTCAGCCGTTACCTGTCCACTCACTTGCAACGGATAACGCGCAAATGCTTCACTAGGCGTAATGCCTAAGTTACTGGCTAGTGTTGAGTACCAAGGCGCAACCAAACCGCTTACATAAGCCTGATTGTTTTCAGGCGTGAATCTGCCTAGCGTATTTAACTGGCCCAATAGATTATCACTTACCTCAGTCAGCGATTGTGTCCAAGCCTCGTTATCCTGATATTGCTGCGCTACGTTTTCAGCCTGTTTCTGCAATTCCTCTACTGCTGTATCTAACTGAGTTTTAGCCTCAAACGCACTGATGCCGTTTTCATCTGCGCGTAAGTGTTGCAGTACCGCACCGCCTAAATCTGTTCCGGCAATCGTAGAGCCAAACTCACCTACTGGTATGACTAGGTCTATGCCTTGCGCTATGGCCTCTTCTAGCTGTTTTTGAATAACAGGTGAAGATTGCATAAGGGTATTAACATCAACGCCTAAATTCTGCGCTTCCTGCATGAATGTACGCGCATCTATGTACACTTCATCAATGCCGTTTTCACCGCCTGCTTCCTGTAGGAATGTGGCAAAGTCTTGGGCTGAACGTTCTTTAAGTTTTGATTGTGCCGCTAGTTGCTGAATATTAGCGAAAGCCTGCATTGATTGATTAGCAGCTTCGCTTTGGTATTGGAGCTTTTCCTGTTCGGTAGAAACAAAGTTACCAGCCGCCTCTATTGATTTGGCAATCGCTACCTGTCCGGTAGTGCCTACAAACGTAGCAATAGCAGTTTGCAATGCTGCTTCAGGTCGTTCAGCCAGATATTCGCTGAATGGTTTTTCAGGGTTTAATGCCGCCCATTCGTTCAAATCCTGCAATACAGTAGCTGCCTGCTCACCGATTTGCTCTTGAACATTACTGAGTAATACAGTTTTTAACAGGCCAGCTTCACCGCGTAAGCCTTTAAACAAGGTTTCAACTGGAATTTTCTCAGTAGCCCACTCAACCGCAGCTTGAGAGCCTGCATAAACTAATGCCTGATTTGCATCTAAACCGCTTGCCCTAGCCTTCGCATATTCCTGACCGCCTGCAATACCTACCATGGCATTCAAAGCCAATGATGAATTGCCAGAATAAATACCGGCAATCAATGGTGGTAGATTCATACCTAGCGATTCAAAACCGCTATTGACTGAACGCTCTATAAAACCTTGATCAGAAGTATCGCCGGTAATCGCTTCAGCTACATTAGATTGATTTTCTGAAAGACCAAGTAAACCCTGCTCTGCTACGCGCAATGGGTTAGCCGGCAATACCGTACCGACCAATGGGTCTAACAATGGCGCAAGCGTACCAAACGGACTAGCTAACGCCCCATAGATGCCTTGTCCTGCTCTTGGTAATAATCCAGCCGCTACCGACTTGGCAAAGCTGCCAGTAACATCACCGATACTACGCTCATAAGGTCTGTCTTTAGCGCGAGCAATCGTATCACTGAAGCTCTGCTCACTCATGGCCCGGCTTAATTCAGACGCTTCACGAAAGCCTTTTTTAGTCAGTGCTAATTGTTTAATCGCATCTTCGTTACCACGCAGCTCATCGGTAATATCGTGTGTGAGTTTGGCAAATTCAGGATTAGATAGGTTACGACCTGTTACCGGGGAAGTATCGTAAAGTGATTCAACCTGTTGGCTGATAAACTTGCGTCTGACTTCTTCAGGATTGCGCTCAGATACTGCATCCGGCAACCCGACTTTGCGGCCTAAGTTACGCGATTGTGCAATTTGATCAGGATTAAACTTAGTCGCAATACTGGTAACAGTAGCCGCACGTTTTTTGCGCGTAGTGGTTACGTCATCAATCGCTGAATCTAGCCGTAATAATGGGTCATCGTTAGCTTGAGTAACTTCCCCTGTGGCTATGTTGATTGCAGAATCTAAATCATCTAGTGCCACGTATTACCCCTTATTTGCTAAATTTGCTTTGATTGCTTTCAATTCTTCAGATGTAGGTGCGCGGCCTTTATTCTTTTCAAACCGCTGTTTAATCGCATCGTCACTCGGTACAAACTTACCGGCTTCCGGCTTGCCATAAAACTCATAAGCTCGACCTTCTTTGTCGTCTTTATACCAAGCACCGCCAGGCACTTCACCTTCAATTACCATGCGGTCAATAATCTTCTGCCTTGCTTCTTCGCCTAGTGGCTTACCTTGCTTCTTCTGCTCAGTCAGCACCGCATCACGAATGACGCTTTCAAACTTGTATTTATCCGTTTTCTCAATGCCTAATGCGCCTACGGTCAAACTGATTTGCCCATCAAGAGTAGTAACGTCTTTGATCTCTTCAGGCTTTTTACCCTGCAAATCTATTAACTCTTCGCGCTTTTCTTTTGGAATGTTTCTAAAGTCCTCGCGTAAGTCACGATTCTTAAATGCTTGCGGATTGTCTCTAGCCTGCTGACGAATGGAATAGTAGTTATCCCATGCCGCAACATTGTCTTGTTTCTCGCGCTTGGATTCGGCTCTGTCCTGCGCAACTCTTACGCGCTCGGTACGCTGATACATTTCGTCATCAATAGAATCGCGCTGCTGTGGTGTAAGCATGGATAATGTCTGCGCATCTACGCCTCTGCGGCCTTTACCCTGTTCTACGGCAATGGTCCAAGCGCGATCAAACGCCTGTTTTTGCGATTGCTGTGTGGCTTCTTCCTGCTCTTTAAAGCGTGATTTGACTTCCTGCACCGCTAATTTCATACCATCGGCATCAGTAGCGAATTTCTCGCGCACCATAGATAAGGCTTCAGTTTCTGATTGTGCCGCACCCATTGCCACCGAAACTTCACCCAGCACCTTGACGTTACGTTCCGCGATTTCCAGTGATTTAACAAACTGTCCACGCGCTGCCGGTAACATCTGCGCACCGAACTTATTCATGTAGGCTCTGGCCTGTTCAGGATTGCCATCCATCATGTTCTGCAACATGCCAGAATGGTATTGGCTGGTATATTTCAGCATGTCCAGTTGCGCTTTTTCAGGTGCATCACCGTTTTCAGCAGCTAACCGGCTCACTGTTACCTGAATATTGCGTAAGGCATCTGTGGCTAATCCTGCATTGCTAGGGTCATCCAGTGATAATTTTATAGATGAATCAATAGATGCCAGTGCGCCTTCCTGTTTGGCTGCTCGCACCTGTCCATCCTGATACTGTGACATTGAATCCAGCGTAGATAGACGCACACCGCGCAGACGTTCAACATACAAACGCTGCTGATTCGGTGTCATCTTCTCTGTGTATTGGCGTGCGGTAGTTTCCCACCACTTCTCGGTGTCTTTCGTTAGTCCATCTGCCGCCAATCCTCTACGACTACGCGCTTCAGATTGAAACTGTAAATAAGCTTCGCGCGTCTTTGACTCGGCATCTAAGGCTGTAGCTGTATCAAGTTCGTTCTGTCTTTTATCTTCAATCACCGCTACATTATTCAAGCCTTGCGCAAGCTTATTCAAGTTCCCTGCTTGCGTCATGCCTGCAAATAATTCAGGCGAGGCTATGGATGACTGCTGTACGTTATTGGCAGGCTGTAATCTTTGCGTTAGATTGTCGTAGGTAGGTACTACTGGCATTATGCGAACACCGATGTAGAAGAACCTACACTTTGATTAGTGCCAGATGTGCCGCTATTGCCGCTCATTTTGTACCACTTCCCGGCAACAGTACCCAATGCCGGATTAGTCATGATTGATGTAGCACCAGATAGCAATGGCTTCTGCGCGTCTGCACTGGCTTGTAGCATATTTGAATTGGATTGTGAATTAGCGCCTTGCTGTCTATACGCCCATGCTTCACGACTAGCGTTATCTCTTACCGTTAAAGCATCCTGTTCACCCATCCAATCAGTATCGGATAGAATATTCAATGCCGAACCTTCGGAAATATCAATGCCATTAGCCGCCAAACGTGCGGTCTGGCTACCTTTCATCATGGCTGTTCTGCGTCTTTGCTCGGATTCTGCTACTTCACCACGTTTAATTGCGTCTTGCGCTTGGTACTCTGCTGTGATTGCATTATTTTGTGCAACTTTAGACTGATAATCCATAGAAGCTTGCTGCGATTTGCTTTGTTGGTATGCACTCATTGCACCAATCGCCAAGCTTGCTACAGCCATTATCGTTGTTGGTTCACACATAATTACGCCCTTAATTCAAACCTATAAAATGGATAACCTTTTACACCAAATGGCTCGGCATCAAAAAATGTGAATCCGATAAACTTTAGCCACCGGATTGTTTTTTTATTCCGCACATCACAATAATTAGTCAGTATTGGGTAAACGGTTAGCATAGCCTGAATATACTCTTTACTATGCCTAATAAACGCACCCTTATGTTTCTCGATCAGGTCTGTGCCAAGCATCCAAATAATTGCAGTATCGGAAAGTAACCCCATTGGGTGCATACCAAATATGCACACAAACTCACCATTAACATATACTGACCACTTATGATTAGACCGGTTGAATGCAGTCTGTATAGATTTTCTACAATCGCCATGTGAGGCTTCAACTTCGCGTCTGTCATCGTCACGTAAATTTGCAATCAACAACTCTACATCTTCCTGTGTGGTTTCCCTTAGTTCTACCTTGCCTGAATCTCTCATTATCCGCCTAATGCCACCTCCATCACCATGCTCAATACAGTCACCGGCAATGGGTCTGTCTGCTGAATGATTAACTGACCGCTGCTATTCCAATCCGGCTTAACTTGGATTTCAATCTCATCAGTTATCCAGTTCGGAGGTGAACCGTAAGGCTCGGTAGTACGCTGTTTGAATTGAACTAGATTGTTAGCATCGTAACCAACCATAAGACCGCTGGTCTGATAGACGCGTAACACGGCTTTGTTGACGTTCTTCACCATTGCCTGACCAAGTGCTGGACCTTCAAAACTCACAGGCAAGGTTTTAATTCTTGAGGTAATCGGTAAGCCAATATGCACTAAGGTAGATTCTTGTGGCAATGTAATTGAACCGTTCAAGACAGTTAAGTCTTTAACTACCGCACCATTACACAAGGCAACGACTGTTTTACCTTCAAGATGATATAAGCCTGATATTTCAGTAACGCCTGCGCCACTGTAGGACAGCCCAGAATCGACGATAAAGCTATCTTCAAGGCTGTCTATCAAACGATTAGATAAACGCTCTATATAGCGCACTGTCTGGTCTTGTATGGTACGTTTAACAGTTGCATAGAGAACGTCTCTACCTGATTCATTCACCGCTGCAACCGATTCAAACAGCCCATCAGTTGTATGCTGATGCCATGCAAATACTTTCTGCTCTGGCATATAAGTAATACCAAGTAATACGCCATCATCACGCACCACCCACACAACAGGAACCGGTGTACGGGTTAAGCACATATCTACTATGGTGAAGCCATCAAACAAATGTGGCGCAATCAGGGATAAATCGTTAGATTTAAAGCCGTTCGCTTCAAAGTTATAAGCCAAGTCATGCAACCTTCCAGACTGAGCACGTACATAAATACCCGTATTATTCACGACTACCGGCTGCACATCGGTACAACCGTTATAAGACTGTGGCCTGACCGTTACAGATGAAGGTGTCAAGGCGTCGCTATTCTGAGTACTAATCTTCCATTCGCCGCCGCTGGTTAAGATAAGCAGTTCGGTTAACGGTACGATATTTCTAACCCTTTGCACTTCACGTGAAACAATGCGTAATGAAATAGCATCATCGTCTTGTGTCGGAATGGAATAGTTAAGATTTGATTCTGTGGCTGATCGTGTCATCCATAGATTCTGTGGCTTGTTATTCGTGCCGCCAAAGCATCTACGCTGTTCAAAATAAGATACTGCACCCGGGTAATTATTCGCACTATCAAACGGGTTTTGACCTTCAGGTGGAGTGCGTGTCACATCGGCTGTAATATTATCATCTACAAAGCTAGTGCCTGAACCCTGACCGATATAGCCATATAAACCGTTTTTTTCTTTGTACACGTTATACCTGATGGCGCCAGACACTGACGACCAGGTAATCGTGTTCTTATTGCCTGACGTAGTAAGATTATTGGTTATGCCTACCGCTACCAGTAACACAGTGCCGCCACTGGTAAACGTGGTATATGAAGTGGTATCAACCACAACGCCGTTAGAATCTTTCACCGTAAACGTATTCGCTGCCGGTACAGTATTTACATAGTATGTGCCATCGGTGATTTCAACCATTCCGCCAACATTAGCGATATAGATTTCATCTTCAACCGCCAACAAATGATTAGTTGATGTAGTAAATACGCCTGCCGCTGCCTTGCTGATTGCGGATATTGTCCTAACCGTATCTACACTTTCCGGACTAGCCAGAGATTCTTCAAGGCTTTCATCAGCAATAGATGTAACCTGATAGCGGTAAACCGTTGAGCCGCTGCCGGTAGTGGCAACAGTTTCAACATTAGAAGGCCCATTGATTGTAGGAATAAAACCAATGGTTGATAAGGTGAACGTAGTTGATGTGGTACGTCTTAATTCTCTCGGCGCATAAGTTGGATGAACCAACGTCAATACATCGGCTGATTGCACATAATGAATATTAAACAAATCAGCTTCAAGATATGGTGAACTAATCTCATACACTTCAGCTATCGTGCCATCAGACACATAAGCGGTATAGCCGGTAGTATCAATGTAATCACCGCGCAAATCTTTAAGCTTGAAGGTATTCGCACCGGCATCAACGTCAGAAACGACTACATAGCGACCATTTAACTCAGTCATGCCTACTACGCCTGATACATAAAACCACGTACCGTTAGCAGGGTCTGTGCCGGTATAAGTTAATACGCCTTCTGTAGCCTGACTGATTGCCGTTACGACTAAACCAGTTTTAAGCAATGTGCCACCATTGGTATGCACACGGATATATTGATCGCCAAACTCAAGCACGTAAGTCTGCTCGGTACTATACGCAAACTCGATCAGGTTAGACTTCTTATCCTGGTACTTGGTCTGAAGAATATAACTGAAGCCTGCGCGATTCTGTGCCGGACCATGCGGTAATACGACAAAGTTTAAACACTCGGCTAGGCCGGATTGATATTTATCAAGGTCAATACGCCCGAACAGTTCAGGCGCGATTTCACCGCCTACAAATGATCTCTGTATCGTTTTAATAGAGGCCATTAACTAATCCCTGAGAATGCGACCATCGGCATCATAAACACTGCGCTGATCTGCTATGCCGTATTGCTGTGTCCATGATGGTACGTGTTGTTTCTGTGCGTCATAACTACGCGCTGCTGCGTCTTTTCCTGCTGCCATGTTCATCATTTGCAAGGCTTTGTTATACATGGTGTCGGATATTTTCATACCGGCATCACCTTTAATCAGCGGCCCGGCTAAGAAACTAGCCAACATGAAAGATAATGTATTGACAAATAACGGCGAGAATTTCGTAGTATCGGTAACTAGCGAGATGTATTTCAGTGAGGCATTCTCTACATTGGTAAAGATGATTAACTGGCCTGCACTATTTGTCTCGATAATAAAAGGCTGCGTATCGGCTTCACTGGTTGTTTCTTCAGGATAGATAGATAGCGCACGAATGTAATTTGATGGGATGGCGTAGGTGTAAGCCCATGCATCTGTAGTGGTATCGTTGGTTGCAACAAGGCTTACGCGCTTGGTTGCAAAGTTCCAAGGATGAAGTTCTAACAGGTTATCTCTGGCAATCGGATAAAACCGTTTAGCCTGTTCTGCCTGTGCTGAACCTTCAGGTGGGTCTATGCTGGTAACAGTAGCAGAATCGCCAAGTCTAGCCAGTGCAAGATTAACAATATCTACTGCTGATGCCATAATTTCCCTTTCAATTCTTTCAAGATAATCTTGTTAAAAATCACCTTGAAAGAAGGGCTACTGAAAGCCCCTCTATTTATTACTCTGCCTGATTCGCTTCGGCTTTGACTGCTTCAACTTCAGCAATCGCGGCCTTTAACTTATCAATGCCCCAAGTCTTAGCTGCACCAATGCCTAAAGCTTTCGCCTTTTCCACTAATGCATCCTTTTCATCAGGCTTTGCAGGTTCGTCAGTTTCAGCAGGTACAACTTTCAGCACCTTCATCCACTTACCAACCTTTACGCTATCAGCGATTGCAAATACATCACCTTTACGTTTGCGCTTACCATCATAAAAACCAGGGGATAATGCTTCTACTTTTTTAGGCATGATCAGTTTCCTTAGATAGCGTCAGCGTAAGCTTTCCACTTCTGAACATCAAAAGTGAGGAAAGCGTTAATTGCACCGGCTGAGATGGCTGTAGTGCCTGTTACCTGCAAAATACCCAAGTAACGCTCATACGCATTGCCTTCTAATGGCAACGGTACTGCAAACAACACTGTGCCAGCCGCAAGGGTAGTTGTGTCAGTTGTGGTACTTGTGGCAAATTCAGGCGATGTGTAGTGAACGGTTGAGGTAGACACATGAACTGCAGCTGAATCATCTGAAGCCAGTTTGAAAGCTACTGTTCCGGTTGATGAAGCCAATTCAATGCCTGTTGCTACGGTCACAACAAGGTAAATTTCTTTGCCGTTACCTACGTCACGCACTTCGCTCAGGTCTAACTGACTGCCAATCAGATATGTACCGGCAGCACCCGTATTAAGGGCGACTGCATCGGCAAATTCTGTACGTTTGTCTAAAATCATTTTAATACTCCTTTATTAAATGCCTGATTCAGTGTTAGTGATCGCATCAACACGACGGAATGGGATGCCTTCAAACATTGTTACGTGCTTGCCGCCTACGGTTTCCATTGTCAAAGTAGATGAAGCCACTTTGTTAGCAATCTGACGTTTCAGGAAGCTCAATGCTCTGCGGTTGCCGTAAAACACTGGACGGCATGATGACAATGAAGGAATCAACTCAGTAGCCTGTGACAGCAAATCAATAAGATCAGGGCCAGAACCTGCGTTCTTAGTCAAATCTTCCTGATCGTAGTTGATACGCACTACATAACGCCAGTCACGTACTGACAGGCCGCAATCCCAGCGGTAGTGTGTGCGGTACATTTCAGCACGACCTCCGGCATTATCTACGTTTTCTACCGTTACTTGGCCTTTGTCAGTCATTTGCA